CCAAGCCAAGAGTTTGCCCGACAGCAAGCCGTGCCCTGACTACATGCAGGAGTACCCGGCGACGTTCGACGAAGCGTTCCAGTCGAGCGGTAACTCGTTCATTCCGGCGCAATCTGTCCTTCGTGCAAGGCGTCCTGATGAGCCGGTCATTGGTCGCGGTCCTATTGTGCTGGGCATCGATCCCGCCAGGTCGGGCGATTTCGTCGGCATCATCGACCGGTGTGGCCGGAGAGCTGGTGAGCGCATCATGGAACGCATGGATCCCGGCGGTAACTTGATGTACGTCGCCTCGCGTGTCGCTGCGGTCATCGACCAGATCAGGCCAGACGCGGTGAACATCGACGTTGGTGGCAATGGCGCCGGGGTCTTTGATGCGCTGATCGAGATGGGCTACGGCAACATCCTCAACGCGGTGAACTTTGGCAGCCGGCCAATCGGTAGAGGTCCGACCGGCGACAAGCTGTATGCCAACCGCAGGGCCGAAATGTACGACCTGATGCGGGAATGGTTTGAACTGGATGGTGGCGTCCAGATACCGGACGACGACGGTCTTCATGCTGACGTTACGGCTGCTGAATGGGGAGCCGGTGCGACTAGGCACAACACAGCAAATGAATTAATCTTGGAAGACAAGGCGCACATCAAGGGGCGGCTCGGATGCTCTCCCGACCTTGGTGACGCACTTGCTTTGACGTTTGCTGTTCCGTTCTCTCAGAACATGCAGGCGCAGAACCAACCGGTAGCACCTCGCGGTGTGAGACGTATGAAGGCGGGATACTGATGCGCTCCACCATGAACAGCACCGGGATGAAGGTCGTTCAAGTTAAGGACGTTCCGGAGCCGCAAGCCCACATCGACACGAAGGACCAGGACCGTCGCGCTCAAGCGGTCGAGTTCTCCGGTGGCAATGCGTTTGAAGCGCAGGAGCCGGAAAGCCTCGAGAAGCTGCGCGGGTTCGCGGAAGCCAAGGGCGACATCTCCGATCTGCTGGATGCCGGTGAGGTTGAGCGGCTTGGCGTGGAGGCGGTGCGTCAGTGGAACATGGACAACGGCACTCGCGCTGAATGGATGCAGATGGCGGAGCGTTCGCTGTCGATTGCGGCGCAGGAGCCGGAAGAGGGTGAGCGGTCTGGCGTTTGGGAAAACAGCGCAGACATCCACTATCCGCTGCTGACCACGGCCAGCCAACAGTTCGCGGCCCGTGCTGCGCCTGAGTTGATCAAGGGCGACAAGGTGGTTGGCGTTAAGGTGTTTGAGCCGCCGGCCCAACGTCCGGGACCGTTTGAGACTGCTCGCGCTGCGCCCAAGCCGCAAAACGATCAAGAGGCCCAACAAGCCGGTCAGGAGCTGCAACAGGACCAGCAGCAAGACCAGATGCACGAGCTGATGATTAAAGCGCGTCGTGCCCGTGGTCAGCGCGTGGCGCACTATCTCAACTGGCTGATCTTCTACAAGATGGACGACTGGGAGGGTGAGACTGATCTGCTGCTGCATCAGATCCCGATCACGGGCGCCGCGTTCAAGAAGGTCTACATGGGAACGACTGGCCTGTGTTCCGACTACATCTCATCGCTACGGCTGACGGTGCATTCGGACACCAAGTCGATCCACCGTTGCCCGCGCATCACGCAGGACTTTGAGATTTACCCCTACGAGATCGAGGATAGGATTCGTGCTGGAATCTATCGAGACGTTAGCCTCCCGACAGTTGGCGACGACCCTGAGACGCCACGCAAGTTCATCGAACAACACCGACTTGACGACCTGGATGGCGACGGCCTTGCGGAACCTTATATCGTCACGGTTGACGTTGAGACGCGCACAACAATGCGGGTCGAGCCTGCGTACTCGCTTGATGACATCATCGTCGATCAAGACACCAACACCGTAATCCGCATTGATCGCTGGCAGCCGTTCAGCGAGTTCAAGTTCCTTCCTGATCCGCGAGGCAAGTTCTATGGCATTGGATTCGGACGACTCCTTGAATCCATCACCGATAGTGTTGACACCGCTATCAACCAACTCATCGATGCCGGCACTGCTGAAATTGCGGGAGGCGGGTTTATTGGGAGTGGCGTTCGGCTCCAAGGAAGCGGCCAAGGCGGCAACCTCTTCTTCCGCCCCGGTGAGTACCAAACCGTCAGCACCAACGGTGGCGAACTCCGTCAAGCCATCTTCGAAAGGACGGTCCCGCACCCCTCGGCGGTGACCATGCAGATGCTGGAAGTGTTGCTGGCTGCGGCTAAGGACATTGCCAGTGTAAAGGACGTTATCACTGGCGAAGCGCCGTCTACCGCTCCGGTCGGCACAACGCTGGCTCTCCAGAACCAAGCGTTGCAAGTGTTTTCGTCGATCTACAAGCGCCTGTATCGCGGGTTCAAGGATGAGTTCCGCCTGATGTTTCTGTGCCTGCGCCGTTGGGCCACTGAGCGTGAACGGCAAGAGTACCAGGAGCTGACCGGAGGCGACTTCGATCAGGACTTCACTGGCGACGGCACTGACATTCAGCCGGTGGCTGATCCGTCTGTTGTCACCAAGATGCAGAAGCTGGCCCGCTTGCAAACCCTGATGCAGTTGGCTGAAAGCCCGCTAGGCCAAGCTGCCGGCATGACGCAATCCAATCCCGCGCAATCGCTGATCCTTGATGCGCTGGACATTCTCGACGTGGATCGCCCCGAACGATTCCTTGCCCCGGTCCCGAATAACCCGATGGCCGAAGCCAAGACCCAAGAGGTCGCTGCTTCTGCCCAGCTCAAGCAAGCTGATGCGGTGAACAAGCGGGCGCAAGTTGGCCTGACCCATGCCAAGGCTCTGAGAGAGCTGGGTATGGCGGCAGAGGATACCCATAGGCTTCACACTCACGCCGACCGCATTGTGCGTACCGGCTCACTGGAACCCGCTGATGTGCAAATGCAGCAGCAGGAACAAGGCCATCAACATCTGATGGACGCAATCCAACTGCCCTTCGAAGGAGGCAATAGTGAAGCACAGACCCAACAAGGGCCTGCCCCTACCTGACTTTGACCGACCGGTTCCATCGCAAGATGAGTTTACCGCGTGGTGCGAACACCCCGTGACACGATTTGTTGCGGCTGCGTATCAATTTGGAGCGCAGAAGCAACGTAATGCCTGGGACGAACTGTCCTGGGATTAGGGATCGGCGGATCAAAATATCCTGACCGAATTGCGTACCCGCGCTGACGCCTACATGGCCTTTCTGGAAACCGGATTGAATGACTATGCAAAACTCTTCGAAGAGTAACAACGTCGTAAACCTCGGCAAGATCGGGGATGCGCGATTGGATCTAGTGCCTAAGCTGGAAGAATGCCGGCCTGGTCTTGAGCCTACGGAATACAACATCGTTCTTGCTCCTGCTGTGATGCCTGAGCGGGTTGGCAGCATTTTGCTGTCGGATCAGGAGCGCGAGCGTCTGGGCATGGCGATGCAAGTGGGCCGGATTGTGGCCGCTTCACCGGTTGCCTTTAACTATGAGCGTTGGCCGATTGACACTTATCCCCCGCAAGTGGGCGATGTGGTGTGGTTTGCCCGCTATGCCGGCGGTGTGTTTGAGGGCCGCGATGGCCGCGAATACCGCATCGTCAAAGACAAAGACATTGGCGCCATCATTCCCGAAGAGGAACAGTTGTGAGCGAAGAAGCCCTTTATGTTGACGAACCCGATGATGCGGGTCAAAATACTAAGACCGGTCTAGTCTCCGAAGGCGAATTAGACCTTGTGCGTTCTGTTGCCAAGAAGCTTGGCTGGACGCCTAAAGAGGAATGGTCGCGGGATCCCGACAAATGGGTGGACGCTGACCAGTTTCTCGAAAACACACCCCGTCAAATCGAAACGCTCAAAGAGCGACTGAAGCGAACGGGTCAAGCCGCAGAGGCTGCTATCGAAGAGTCGCGTCGTCAGGCTCGTTTGGAAGCGCAAGCTGAAATTCGTGCCGCTGCTGAAGCGCAAGACCCTGAACGCGCTGCTGCCGCTGCAAATCGGCTGGCAGAGATTTCGGGACCGCCTCCGCAGACGCTGGCGTGGATCAACCGCAATTCCTGGTTCAACACGGACCCTGAAGCGCAAGCGTTGGCCCGGTCGGTAGTGGAAAGAGCGGCTGCTCAAGGGCGTTCGATTGATGAACAGCTTGAAGAAGCCGAAGCCAGCGTGAAACGCCGGTTCCCAGAACATTTTTCTGATTACCGCAGGAAAGACGAGAACCGCGAAGTGCGTCTCTCTGATCGAAGACCTCCAGCGGTGCAAGGCGGCAGCCGTACAGCGGCCCCGGTGAGCAAGGATAAGAGTTTTGCGGATATCCCTGCTGGGGATCGCGCACTGTATCAAAGACACTTTGCGAAGCGGTTTGAAAGTAACGGACTGAAGCCGGAACAGGCGCAAGCCAAGTACGCATCGGCTTACTGGTCTAACAAGGGTGAATGACCATGATTGACAATGACGAAGCTCCTGCTCGCGGTCGCGTACCTCGGGCTGACGCCGTGGCTGCTCAACGCCGTCGCCGCAAGGCGGGGACGATTGACCGTTTCGTGCAGATGAAGCTCGACTGCATCGATCCTGAAGCACTCGACCTTGACAACTACGTCTACCGTTGGATCAACGACGAGCCTGGCAAGATCCGCGCTGCTACCAAGTCGGACGATTATGACTTTGTTAGCACCGTAGAGCTTGGGGCTAGCTTTGATGCGGAGACGACCGACAGCGAATCCTCGGAGCGGGTCCGGATGGTGTGCGGCACCAACAAGGATGGATCGGCTCAATACACCTATCTCCTTCGCAAACCGAAGACCTTCTGGGAATCGGACAACGAAGAGATGGTGGCAAACCGGGAAGCGATGATGACCGGTCGGGTTTATCGTGGTGAAGCCACGGAAGACCGCGAACTGGAAAACGCTGACGCTGACAAATTCTACGTCCCTGCTGGCACTGCCATTGGGGGCGCTGCCCAACGTCGTCGCGGTGCCATACCGCGTAAATTCAAATAGGAGCCTTAAATGGCAAACCCCAATACCCCGTACGGGCTTGTGCCCGTCACTCGGTTGGACGGCGCTAGCTGGCGCGACAGTCTGACCATGTACTATGTGCCGGCTGCGTACACGAATGCGCTGTACGTCGGCGACCCGGTAATCAAGAAGGCGGCTTCGGCTGATGTGAACGGCGTTAACGCTGTTGACCTCGCTGCTGCGGGCGCTGGCAACCTGATCACTGGCGTGGTCTGCGGCTTCCTCGGTGCTTGCACCGCTGGCAAGGGCGGTCCGATCAGCTTCTTCACCCTGTCTGGCAATCCCGGCCCGGCTTATCGCCCGGCTTCGACCAGCCAAGACTGGTATGTGCTGGTCAACGATGATCCGGAAGCGGAATTCATCATCCAAGAAAACGACAACTACGGCGGCACTGCCGGCACCCCGCTCCCCGTGGCGGCTGTTGGTAAGAACGCTAACCTGGTGTCGGGCACTGGCTCTCCGTACACCGGCTGGTCGGGTTGGATGCTGAACTCGAACGGCGTGAACACCACGCAGAACTTCCAGCTCAACATCAAGGGTTTCCTCGCGGAAGCCGACAACGTGGCTGGTGCTGCTTACGCCAAGGTCATCGTTTCTATCAACCAACACACTGAAATCCCGAATAGCCTCGGCATCTAGGTTTCAGCAATAAGGAGCGTGCCACATGGCTGCTGTTATTACTCGCAGTAATCACCCCGACGCACTTTGGCCGGGGGTACTGGAATGGTTCGGTCTTAACTACGAAGAGTTCCCCGATGTGTGGTCGGAAATCTTCGATAAGGTTGAAGGCCAACTGGCGACTGAGCGTCTGATCGAAGCCACCGGCTTTGGTCTGGCTCGCACCAAGACGGAATCGGCCCCGGTCACTTATGACTCGGACGCTGAAGGCTATGCCACGCTGGCTACGCCGACCGTCCTGGCTCTCGGCTATCAAGTGACCCGCGAAGAGCTGGAAGACAACCTCTACTCTGAGGTTTCCATGCCCCGCGCTGAGTCGCTTGCCTTCTCGATGCACACCACCATCGAGCTGACCCACGCCAACGTCTTCATCAACGGGTTCTCCACGAACTACGTTTATGGGGATGGGCAGCCGCTGTTCTCCAACGCGCACCCGACCAAGAGCGGTACGCAGTCAAACCTCCCGACTGTGAACGCCGACCTTTCGGAAGCCTCGCTGGAAGACATGATCAAGCGCGTGTACCTCGCGCAAAACTCCCGTGGTCTGCAGATCAATCTGCGTCCCCGGAAGCTGGTCCTGTCTGCGGCAGACATGTTCAACGCCACGCGCATTCTGGAAAGCCAGCTGCGTACCTCGACGGCGAACAACGACATCAACGCGATCAAGCAAATGGGCCTGATCCCGGAAGGTGCCGTCGTGAACCCGTACTTCGGCGTTGAAACGACCCAAGCCTGGTTCATGCAAACCTCGGTTCAGAAGAACAAGGGTCTGGTTTCGATCTGGCGCCGTGAGCCGGAACTCGAAAAGGACAACGACTTCGACACCGAAAACCTGAAGGCTAAGACCACGGCCCGCTTTGTTGCCTCGGTTGGCGACTGGCGTTCGTGCTTCGGCACTCCCGGTTATTAATGGTGCATTGTGCGCGCCCTGAATGGTGTCAGGTCGTCCTACAAGAGCGGTGGTGCTTGGTTCATCTGCGATAGATGTTCCCAGCGCCACCGCCGCACTGCCATGCTTGTCGAGTGGACCAACTTGCGAGTTGACCGGGCTTGTCTAGACCCGCGTCCGCCGCAGATGACGCCACCAGATGTCTACCCCGAAGGCATTCCCTTCTTCGACGCTCGTCCCCCGCAAGACCTTCCGGATCGGCTGGAGGATGACACCTATCTGCACCCCGTTGCTGGCGGCATCACTGCGCCGTATGGGGGCACTCCCAATATGCCTAACGGACAAGTCCTTCCTGAAGGCGGCTTGTCACCGTTGAACATCATCCAATCCGGCCCCGACAACTGGGCGGTTGATGACACGTTCCTGAAACCCATCCTCGATTCTTCCAAGGCCGACATTACGGGCACTCTTGAAGAGCCAGTGCCGTACCCGCCGACTGTTCTGGAAGATGACATCACCATTAAGACCGGCCCGGTCTGGAGCAGCACCTAATGGCTCAAATTAGAGACTACCCCCAGGCCACGTCGCTGCAACCGACTGATGCCTTTGTGATCGACCGTGTGAACACGGGAACGATGTATGTGGACTATTCGGTGATGAACACCGGACCCACTGGCACTGCCGGCCCGACCGGCCCTACGGGATCGACGGGGAACACTGGCGCAACTGGCCCCACTGGCCCCACTGGAACCTCTGGCCCCACCGGCTTGACTGGTCCTACGGGTGGTGTTGGCCCGACTGGGCCTACTGGCCCAACAGGCGCGACGGGCTTGATTGGTCCTACGGGACCGACCGGAGCTAACGGCGCGAACGGTTCAACCGGCCCAACTGGTCCGACTGGTGTTGGTGCTACTGGCCCGACTGGTGTTGCTGGTCCTACGGGACCGGCTAGCGGCCCGACTGGTCCTACGGGTTCTGGCCCAACTGGTCCCACCGGTTCTAATGGTCCCACCGGACCCGCCGGATCAACGGGTCCGACTGGCCCCACGGGCGCCACTGGCAACACTGGCAACACTGGCCCGACTGGTCCTGGTGTTGGTGCGACGGGTCCGACTGGCCCGACCGGATAGATCGGAAGAGCA